GAACTGCGGATGAAGAGTCCGACGAGGCGGTAGTATAATAAAAATGTTCGTGGCGCTATCGTCTAACGGTTAGGACGGAGCCCTCTCAAGGCTTAAATACGGGTTCGATTCCCGTTAGCGCTACCAATAATTCAAAGACTTACGGGCTTTGCGCTGTGACGCGCTGTGACGCGCAACGGGCCAGCCGAGACGACGCGCAACGCGGCAAACTCTCCCGCACCACGCCGTCGAACCGGACGAACGCGTCCCTCATCGGGTGCCCGGCAGGTTGGAATTCTGCGATGATATCGATCATGCCGACGAGCGAGGCTCGGCCGCACGCGCAACCAGACAACTTAGAATCGACGGCTCGGCGGGGCGGTCAAAATGCCGCTCAATAACCAGCTTGCGCCTGAACGCCGAGACTGGAGTTTCATGGCGTTCAGCGGCCTGCCATCTGGGTCTGGCGTTCTTTTCGAAGAGGTTACGCTCGACGAACGCATCGGACCGGAAGCCGTGGCGCTACTGATCGAACCGGAGCCGGACGAACTGCTCGCAAAGAGGAGGCTGGACCTCAATCTCAAAGCTGGTATTGCTGCGACTGACTACGGTCCTGTCCTTTTCCTAATCTGGTGGATACCACCCATCGTCAGCGGGCGCCCTACCGCCTTCTACGAACAGATCATGAACCCCTTGTACCTAAACACATCCGAGGTCCTTCGCCGCGTGGCGGAACAAACACACCTCCACGTGATCGTCACGGACGAGACCGGCCAGGTTGTGACCGTCTTTGAGTACGAGAACATCTTCGGTTTCGGCGGGATCCGGGCGGCCGTGGACGGTGCGCGCGTTGCGTGGCGCGGTCCAGCGGATTTTGCCGAGGCGAAGGGCGCATACGAGCGGGAGTACGAGATCGACGATATCCTTGCCGGCCGGTATGATTGAATGCCATGATCGGTCGGAATATCAGCTTCATCGTGGGTCAACATTCCAGCGAGTTGGATCAAGCCATCTGGCATCATCGGGGCCGGAATGGCTTCGTACTAGATGTTGCCACCATCCACGAATCCATCGGCCAAGAGGTGATTGCGATGTGGTTCGACAGAACATCCTTCCTGGAAACGCTGTCCCGCTGCGAGACTATTGATCTCCGCGTCCGTTGCGGCCTGGCAGTTACGCAGGCGGGTCCGATAGCATTTATCCTGTGGTGGCTGCCGCCAGTCGATGAAGAGGGCGTGCCGTACTTTCTGAAGGAACACGTCCTGAATCCGATGCACGAAGGAAACCGGCAGGTACTGCGGCGACTGGGTGGGCAGAACTGCCTTCACGTGGCGTTGGTCGGTTCGGGCCCGCGGCTACTTGGCTTGCATGAGTTCAAGCACGATTACGGCTTCTTCGATCTCTACTCATACGCGCAGGCAGCAGCCGAAAAGGGATGGCCTGGGTACGACTTCGATGTTGCGCATTCGGCATTTGAGGAAGCCTTCAACGTTGGTGACTTGCTGCACGCCCGCTGTCCGGAACTCACCTTCCTGGCCGGCGATACCCCCTGATTTGTAGCCTTACGTCCGCGCTCTTAGCGCGCCTCCAGGCTTTACTCGGGCCCATCGAAGAACCAACCCCTGCGGTTGCGAGTTGACTCGTTGGAGCATCGCGCATCGAGGCGATCTCCGGTCGCAGCACGACCAGTATGAGCCGACGAAGATCCAACTCAGTCGGCAGAGAAACTCCCACGCCCAGATTCGGGAGCGTCTGCACAGCGGGTAGCCGCGCGTTAAGCGCGATAAGCGCGGTAAGACTTTTCTGTTGACGACTGAACTCGCCGAATGATAAGCATCAGTTGAACGCTCGCGAAGCGTTCCCCGAGCGTCGGGACGCTCGTTAATCCCTTCTCGCAGCTTTTCTGCTGCGCTACGTGTGTCCAAAAACATGAATGTCTTGATCCCCGTCTATCACGCAGACGGCAGCCTGTACGCCTGGGCCTCCGAACAACGCTTTGCCCGGCTGCAAGCGGCAGGTTTGATAGCGCGGGTGGTGCGTGAGCGCAAGGGACGCATCCACCGGGCGATTCTCTTTCTTAGGCCGGGTGAGCCGAAGCCGCTGTCGGCCAGTTCCGTGATGGGCACGAGGTACAGCTTCAAAGATCTCCTGGAGCACGGGCCGGCCTGGGAACTGAAACATCTTGATGGCAGCCGTGACGGCACGACGTATGCGCCACCGGAGACGAGAGCCGCATTCCTCCAGGTGGTTGCGGACTGCTTAGTCCCATGAAGAGCCAGCGACGGCAGGTCGGTGGACGGTACCTCGCCAGAGCGCGAGGCGCCTTCACCAGTCGAAACAAGCCGCTCACTCGAAAAAGGAAAGCTGATGCAGGCAGAGTCGTTCGGTAAGATCGCGGTGCCGACTCCAGGCACGCCGGTGCGCGTCACGACCAATACGGATCTGCGAGCGTCGCGAATACGTTTCGCCGCCGTCATCGGTGAGACTGGCCGCGTGTTCCTCGGCGTAGCTGGGATGAACAAGGCCAATGGTACCGGCGTCATCAAAGAGTTCTGGCCGACAGGAGCGGGAGGCGGCGTCGCGGACGCGCTCGATGTCTGGGCCACCGACGACCGTCACCTACTGTCGCCTTCCGACTACTACGTGGACGCGAACAACGGTGGCGAGGGGTTGATTGTCGCCTACTGGGGACGGTGATTTCGTTTCATAGGTACTTCCGGGCGACCGGCGGCGGCGCGTTGCACGATTGCACCATTTCGCTACCGTCAGACGAAAAAAGAGGTGGTCGGTGGTCACCCTCCGCGCGCCCCGTGGCGGCCCGCCAGCCAGCCTGGTAGGACAAGGCCAACCCGCCGCGACGGGGCGCAACGTGGGCCAACAGTGCGCGAAGGGGCGGCCGATGACGGCAATTCCAGTGATCCACGAACCCGTTTCCATTACGCCCGCGCTGGCGCGGCGCATCGAAATCTGGTCAGTGGACCGTGTGGTGCCGTACTCCAAAAACGCACGCACGCACTCGCCGGAACAAGTGGCCCAGATTGCGGCGTCGATTGCCGCGTTTGGCTTCAACGCGCCGATCCTTGTGGACAGCAACGCCGGAATCGTCGCCGGCCACGGCCGTCTGCTGGCGGCACGCAAGTTGGGCCTGTCGGAAGTCCCGGTTGTGGTGCTGGACCACCTGACCGAGACCCAACGTCGGGCTTACATCATCGCCGACAACAAACTGGCAGAGAACGCGGGCTGGAACGAGGAGGTCCTGGCTGCGGAACTGGCCGATTTGGAGCGCGACGGGCTCGACCTCAAACTCGTGGGCTTCTCCGACGAGGAGTTGGAGGCGTTACTCGCAAGCGCCGACGACAGTTCGGAGCCGGAAGAGGAAGAACCGCTTCCCGAACCGCCGAGCCAGCCGATTACGCGGCTTGGCGATGTGTGGTTGATCGGACCGCACCGCCTCATCTGCGGCGACTGCAGCGATCTCGGTGTGATTGAGAAATTGCTCGGCGGAAAGCACGCGAACGTCGTGATTACCTCGCCGCCCTACGCCACGCAACGCGAATACGATCCCACCAGCGGCTTCAAACCGGTGCCTCCGGAGGAGTATTGCGATTGGTTCCGCGACGTCGCCGCGAACATCCAAGCCATTCTGGCGCCCGATGGCTCCTACTTCTTGAACATCAAGGCGCACGCGGCCGAAGGCGAGCGGAATTTGTACGTGATGGATCTCGTGCTGACGCACCGACGCCACTGGGGCTGGCGCTTCGTTGATGAGTTTTGCTGGCGCAAAACCGATAACGGTGTGCCGGGCGGCTGGGGCAATCGATTCAAGAACGCCTGGGAGCCGGTGTTCCACTTCTGTCGCCAGCCCGAGATCAAGTTCCGGCCGAAGGCGGTCGGTCACGTCTCGGAGGATTGCTTCGACTACTCGCCGAACAACCCGAAATCGACCTCCGGCAGCGGATTATTGGGCACGGGTGCGCGCGGAACCGCCGCCGAGAAGCCGGGGGCAGCCGATGACGATGGCCGGTTCCGTGGCGTCGCGCGCCCGAGCAACGTCATCGAGGCGAGAACGGAGTCCAACCAAGGATCACACTCCGCTCCCTTTCCTCGCGCGCTGGCCGAGTTCTTCGTCAAGGCGTTCACGGACGGCGGCGACGTGGTGTTTGATCCGTTCCTGGGGAGCGGCACGACGATCGCCGCCGCGGAAGTCTTGGAGCGGATCGGAGTGGGTTGCGAGATCAGTCCGTCGTACTGCGATGTGATCCTGCGGCGGATCTCTAACCTGAGCGGCGAGGTTCCGATTCTACTCGCCACTGGCCAGACGATCACCGCAGTTGCGGCCGCGCGCGATGTCCCGATTGAACAGGTCGACAACCCGCGCGCGAGGGATGCCCGACGCATTCAACACAACGGGCCGGCACCGTTCTACGGGAGCCGCCGGAAGGTCTCCTGAGCCATGAAGACCGAACTCCAGGTGCAGCAGTGGTCAGTTGAGAAACTGATTCCCTATGCGCGCAACGCCCGCACCCATTCCGAGGAGCAGGTGGCGCAGGTCGCGGCCAGCATCGTCGAGTTCGGCTGGACGAATCCGATTCTGGTTGGCGCGGACGGAGTGATCATCGCCGGCCACGCGCGCCTGGCGGCTGCCCGGAAACTGAAGCTGGCCGAGGTGCCGGTCATCGTCCTGGATCATCTGACTCCAACGCAGCGGCGGGCCCTCGTGCTCGCGGACAACCGGCTGGCACTGAACGCCGGATGGGACGAAGAGATGCTGCGCGTGGAGTTGGAGTCGCTCGAGGAGGATGGCTTCGACCTCGACCTAGTCGGTTTCACGGACGAGGAGGTTGAAGAGCTTCTGCGCGATCCAGAGGAGTCCAATGTTGGACTGACCGATGACGATGCGATTCCCGAAGAGGAGGAGCACGCGGTTACCGTGCGCGGAGACGTCTGGCTGATGGGCGAGCACCGGCTGCTGTGCGGCGATGCGACCAGCATGGATGCGGTCCAGGCCGTTCTCTCTGGCGGCTTGGCCGACATGGTTTTTACGGACCCGCCGTACAACGTCGATTACGAAGGCAAGACCGCCAAAAAGCTCAAGATCGGCAACGACACGCTGGGCGCCAAGTTCTATGACTTCCTGCGCGATGCGTGCGCGAACGTGCTGGCGGTAACGAAGGGCGCCATTTACGTCTGCATGTCGTCGTCGGAACTGCACACGCTCCATCAGGCGTTCACCGACGCAGGCGGCTACTGGTCCACGTTCGTGATCTGGGCGAAGCACCACTTCACGTTGGGCCGGTCGGATTACCAGCGGCAGTACGAACCGATTCTCTACGGCTGGCGCAAGGGCACGGATCACTTCTGGTGCGGCGCGCGGGACCAGGGCGATATCTGGTTCATCAAGAGGCCAGCATCGAGCCAAGCCCATCCGACCATGAAGCCGGTGGAACTGGTGGAGCGCGCGATCCGCAACAGCAGCAAGACGCGTGACACCATCCTCGATCCGTTCGGCGGATCGGGCACGACCATGATCGCGTGTGAGAAGTCCGGACGGCAGGCGCGGCTGATCGAGTTGGAGCCGAAGTATTGCGATGTGATTGTTCGTCGCTGGCAGGCGTTCACCGGGCGGGAAGCCAAGCTTGAATCCGACGGGAAGAGTTACCGCGAGGTCGCCGGAACGAGAAGCGCAGTGGCAGCGTGAAGCGGACCGTTGCCGCGCCGAGATCGCGGCTACCGAAGCGTTGCTCCTCGCCGGCCATCCGGACGTCGAGGGCCTCTGCATGGCGCTGGCGGACTGGTCGGCCGAGTTGAGAATTCTGGAGCGCGACGGCGATGATTGATCCCATCCTGCAGGTGCTCGTACCCATGGTCGGATTGGTGTCCGGTCTGATCGCTACCTATGTCAGTCTCCAGAACCGGGCGTTGCTGGCCGAGGTACGCAAAGAGATCGCGGAACTGGAGAACCGGATCATCACCAGGATCAACGGTACGTACGTCCGTGCAGGGGAATGCCGCTTACGTGAAGAGTTGGTGGCGGAACGGATCAGTGCGCTGGCGGCGGGAGTTCACAAAGCAGAACCGACGCCGGATCGGAAAACGGCATAAGGCAATGACCCGCCCGCAGCCATCATGTGCCGCAGGACAGCGATGCCAAGACGTCACTATTCACGTTTCTTCGCCACCTCGGATTTGATTGAAGTGCCGAGTTGGAAAAGATGCTTGAACGCTTCTACTTTGGCCGAATATACGGGATCGAGGCTTGATATTGTGACGACGAGCGCCCATACGAGGGCCGCTCCTGCAAGATAGTCCATTGTCGGGCCGGGCAATAACAGCTTAATCCGGAGGGCGAACCACAAGGCGATCGCGGGCAGAAAGCCTGTAATAACGATTCGCAGAAGTCCAGCGAGCCGCAGTGACCAACGGTCTGTGGCTGAAACTGGGTCAGGTTCCGCCATGGGCATGCTATCCCAATCGCCTCTCAGAACGTATACGAGGATATTACTCACCTGCTCAACGAAGCGATCTCTCGTGTCAACTTTTGGCATCAGCACCCAGCGCTTGAGGTTTCTCAAGGCCGAGGCTCGCTTCAATGTCATTTCCTTAAGCCATCGGTCATCCGCAAGATGTCCGGTCATGAGCTGTGCAGGCAGATCGCCTTCAACTGCATTGGCCGCGGACTCAAGCTCCTGGATCAAGTCCCGCTTAATACTCAAATCAGTCCAGCGATTCGGCTTTGTCTGAAGAATTGCGAGCACCTCAAGTAAACTGGACGTCAGGACTGAATCCGGTCGCCTCCGTTCCTGTTGGATCTGACGAATGGCGATTATGCTGAGCGCGAGCATGAACACCCCGAATCCGAACAGGAGCCTTATGCTCTGTTCGATCGCTGGTGCGGGGAGGGCTACGGCCGCATTGAGCCACTCCCGCTGTGATCCGGGCACCGAATTCCATACGCCGTAACCAGCTATAAGTAGTGCCGTCCACACTGCTGTCGCAGCCACAGAAGTGAGCCTACTGACGCTCAGCCGGTCCGCAATGAGCGTCGGCAAGAAGAGCATCGCGATGGTCGACAGCATCAAGATGAAACCGGGGATTGATCGCGTGAACACATCAAAATTGTGAATGCGCTGATAAAAGAAAACGAACCACGCTATCGACGCGATGATTCCCAACCGTATGGTCTTGGCTCGCAAAACAACCAGGCGATTCACATGCCGGCGAAGGGCAGGCGCCAATTGTCGCCTGACGTCTGGCGAGATCGTCGATAGCGCTCCGAAAACTTCTCGTTTAGCTCGGGCCGTTTCTACGATCAAGCGCTTGATGCCTTTTCGACGCGCAAGCCATATCGGACGTCTGTCCCAGGTCTCCAGGATGATACGTCGTGGCCGGCTGATGAGAGCTTCTAGCTCCATAGCGTCTTCCGCTCGCTCCGCGTAAGGGGAACTGTTCAGTAGTGTGGACCAACGACGATCGTGGAGTCAAACACCGGGCCGGGCAGGGAATAACGAAAGTAACGCCGCCAGATCGTTGAATCCGGCGGCGTTGGGGGTGAGGTAGGTGTCGGTCGTTACTTGGCGATCTTGTAGACGCGGTCGCCGGCTTCGTTCTTCGAGGACTCGATGTTGACCTTGTGCTTCTTGGCGGCGGTGGAGATGAAGCCCCTGACGCTGTGGGCCTGCCATTCGGTGGCCTTCATGATCTCGGCGAGGGTCGCGCCCTTCGCGCGTGCGATCATGTCCAGGATCTTCGCGCCCTTGCTCTCGGCGCGCGGGGCGGTGGCCTTGCGTTCGGACTTGGCGGCGGCCTTCTTGCTGGGCTTGGCTTCCTTCTTGGGCGCGGCGGCCTTGGCGCTTTTCTTGGCTTTGGGCGCGCCCTTCTTCTGGCTGGCACCCTTCTTCGAGGGGGCCTTCTCCGGCGCAACGTTCGCGCCCTGTTCCGCAACGGCGGCGGCTTTGTCGTTGGTTTCTGCGTTCGTCATCGTGTTTCTGGTCATCCTTTTCTGCGCGTGCTTCGCGCATGACGATTCATCACTCCGGTTCGCCCGGAAGGCAAGGGAATAATGACCGTCCCCGCGACGATTCTCCGAGAGGCGAACACGTGGCGATTCTGAGCCAGCGGGCTTACGCGCGACAACGCGGAGTCGCGCTGTCCGCCGTGCAGAAGGCGATTGATACAGGCCGCATCTCCACACTGCCGGATGGCCACATCGATTCTGAACAAGCCGACATCGAGTGGGAGCAGAACACCACGCAGCATGCGCCGCCCGTCGCCAAGCGCGGCCAGGATGAGGACGATGTCTCGATCTTCGGCGCTTCGCAGTACACCAAGGCGCGCGCCGTGCGGGAACACTACCAGGCGCGGCTCGCCAAGATCGAGTACGAAGAGCGCGTGGGCAAGCTCGTGCCCAAGGACGAGGTGCAAGTCGCCGCGTTCAACAAGTTCCGCCAGTTCCGCGATCACATGTTGAACATCCCGGATCGCGTGGCGGCGGTGGTGGCCGCGGAAACGGAAGCCGCGAAGTGCTACGAAGTCCTGGCTACCGAGGTTCGCAGAGCACTGAATGAATTTGCAGACTCCAACGGCTGAAGAGATCTACTCAGCCGCGGCGGCAGCCGGCGCGCGTCCGGACCCGCTGCTGACGATCTCGCAGTGGGCCGACAAGTACCGGGCACTGTCGCAGCGCGCCTCGGCCGAGCCGGGTCCGTGGCGAACGGAACGAACGCCGTACCTACGCGAGATTATGGATTGCCTCTCGCCGTCGTCGCCGATCGAGCGCACGGTCTTCATGAAAGGCGCGCAGATCGGCGGCACGGAGTGCGGCAACAACTGGATCGGCTACGTGATTCACCAGGCGCCCGGCCCGATGATGGCGGTTCAGCCCACCGTCGAGATGGCCAAGCGCAACTCGAAGCAGCGCATCGATCCGCTGATCGAGGAATCCGAAGTGTTGCGGGCACTGGTGAGCGATCCGCGATCGCGTGACTCGGGGAACACCGTACTGTCGAAGGAATTTCCCGGTGGCGTGCTGGTGATGACTGGCGCAAACTCCGCAGTCGGCCTTCGCTCGATGGCGGCGAGGTATCTGTTCCTCGATGAGGTGGATGGATACCCGGGCGATGTGGAGGGCGAGGGCGATCCGGTCAACCTGGCGACTGCGCGCACCAGGACGTTCGCGCGCCGCAAGGTCTTCATGTGCTCGACGCCGAAGATCACGGGCATGTCCCGGATCGAAGCGGCGTTTGAGGAGAGCGACAAGCGGTGGTACTGGGTGCCGTGTCCGGTCTGCCGGGAATTCCAGACGCTCAAGTTCGCGCAAGTGCGCTGGCCGAAGGGAGAGACGGGAAAGGCGGTCTACGTCTGCGAGCATTGCGGCCAGGAGATTCAGAACCATCAGAAGCAGTCGATGCTGGCGCGCGGAGAATGGCGGCCGAGCGCCGTCGGCGATGGCAAGACGGCCGGCTTTCACCTCTCCAGTCTCTACTCTCCGATCGGATGGTTCGCGTGGTCGGACGCTGCCAAGCAGTTCGAGCAGGCCCAGAAGAATCCGGCGCTGCTTCAGGTCTTCGTTAACACCGTCTTGGGCGAGACATGGACGTTGCTTGGCGAAGCCCCGGAGTGGCAGAAGCTGTATGACCGGCGCGAGTCCTACAAGGTCGGTACGGTGCCGATTGGCGTGCTGTTCCTCACGGCTGGCGCTGACGTTCAGAAGGATCGCATCGAGGTCGAGATCGTCGGATGGAGTCGAGGCAAGGAGTCGTGGTCCGTTGACTACCGCGTGTTCGAGGGGGACACGTCGCGGCCGCAAGTGTGGGAGAAACTCACCGCGCTCCTGAACGAGACATTCACGACCACGAGCGGTGTGGAGCTACCGGTGCTGCAACTGGCCGTGGATTCAGGATTCGCGGCGACGGAGGTGTACCAGTGGGCACGGCGGCAGGGTGGGCGGGTAGTCGTCATCAAGGGCGACTCGCGTGCTCCTGCGCTCCTCGGCCCGGCTGCGCCCGTCGAAGTCGGCCCCCTCGGGAAGAGGATCACTCGCGGCGTGCGTGTCTGGCCGGTGAATTCCGGGATGGCGAAAGAGGAGCTGTATCGGTGGCTGCGTCTTGATCGGCCAACCGATGAGGACGTCGAGAAGGGCGTTCCATTTCCGCCCGGCTATTGCCATTTCCCGCGATACGGCGAAGAATACTTCAAACAGATCACCGCCGAACAACTGGTCACCAAGATCGTGAAGGGCTATCGACGGCACCAGTGGCAGAAGATGCGTGAGCGCAACGAAGCGCTGGACTGCCGGGTGTACGCACGGGCGGCTGCCAGCCGCGTCGGAATCGATCGTTATCAGGAGAAACACTGGCGTGCGACAGAGGAACGTCTGGGCCTGCAAAGCAAGTCACAACGATCTGCAAGTTCTCGGCCGCAACCTCCCGAGCCGCCAGCCAGACCGCGTCTTGGCCGGAGAGTAGTCGGGCGCTTTTCGACGTGAACTATGGCTAATCCGTTTACTGACGAGCAGATTCAGGCGCAACGCGATGCTATCGCCACCGCCGAGCAGCAGGTTGCTTTCGAGGGCCGCAGCAAGACCCTGCGCGATGTGGACCAATTGATCAAGGCCGAGCAGCACATGGTCAACACCAATCGCGCCTCCAGCGGAAAGCGCACGCGCCAGTACCGGCTGATGTCCAGCAAGGGCTTTTGATCCTGCCGAAGGTCTATTTCTTGATTTCGTCGCTAAGTTTGTCGAAAGCATCCATCGAAGCACTGAATCCTGTGTAGGCAGATGTGATCAGTCCTGTGATTAGAGGAATCATCGTCGGTGCATTGGCAGCCGTCGGCAACGATGTGATCGCTCCAAATGCTCCCAAACACAAGTTCGTGACGGCCAACGCGCTTCCAAGGGCAGCTTTGCCGATGAGAGCGCCTATCTTGAGTCGCCTTGAGCCAGTTCCTTTGTCGACTTTGGGGCGTTCTGCCCAGGGAATTGAAACGTGAAGTTCCACGCGGATGTGCTCAGCAACTTCTCGCTCCGACGGAGCCATCTTCGAGAACGATTCGGCATCGAAATTCTTTATCTTAGGCGATACGCGGGCTTGCGCAATCAACTTGCCCAGTGTTTCGGGGTCCGCGATTGCTGTGTCAATTTGAGGGAGGAGATCCAAGGACAAGGCAGTCTGGATTTCATCGGAATTCTCTTTCAGTATATCCATCAATCCGTGCTCTGCAGCCACGGAAATGGCGTTCTTGCTCGCCTCGTAAGAGGCGACCCAACCCTGCAGCGACGAAGGAGGCAGGTCCCAATCTTCCCGTGGGTTCGGAATGTCTCTGAGTTGCACGCCAAGCGCCCTGAGGCGACCGTAGTCTAGTCGATCGAGAGTGGCTCCCTTTGCTTCGAGTTTCGGACCGAGTAAGAAGTGAAGGCGTTCAGCGGCATCCATTCCGAGGATTGTACCCAATGCGCAAATCCGCGTGGGTCATCCAGACTTGCGTGGCCTGATCGTAGGTAGGCTTGATCAACTTCGGCGCATTTCTGACTCGTTTCAAACGGGGCGGGAAAGCTGTGCCTACAGGCTCCGCACCTCCAGCGCGCCGGGCGAGTTCGTTCCCCTATGAGGGAGCGACGGTGGGTCGGAGGCTGGGGACGTGGTCCACAACGCGCGACGCCGTCAACTCGGTCTGGTATCAGAGCGCGGACCAACTGGTTTCGCGGTCGCGGGATAGCGCGCGCAAGGATGGCTGGGCGGCAAAGGCCATCGACGAGTGGGTGTGCAACGCAGTCGGCAACGGGATCAAGCCGCAGTCGCTCCACTCCACACCGGCGACGAAGGAGAAGATCCAAAAACTGTGGACCCAGTTCGTCACCGAAGCCGACGCCGGCGGCCTCACGGATCTCTACGGCCTGCAGGCGCTCGCGTTCCGATCCATGGTCGAAGGTGGCGAGTGTTTCGCGCGCAAGCATATCCACCCGATGAGCGATGGATTGACCGTCCCGCTTCAACTCCAGTTGATCGAAACGGAACAGTTGCCGTTCTACCTTGCGCGACCGACTCCGGAGACGCCGAAGGGCAACGTGGTGCGTGCGTCGATCGAATTCGACCCGCGCGGGCGGCGTACGGCTTACTACTTCTACAAAGAGCATCCCGGCGAACGGCTCTTCTTCCCGAACTACCTGGACCTGATTCGCGTGCCGGCGGATGAGGTCATGCATCTGTTCCGGCCGCTGCGTCCTGGGCAACTCCGCGGTGTGCCGTGGCTCGCGAACGCGCTGGTGCGGTTGTGGGAGCTCGACCAGTACGACGATGCCGAACTTCTGCGGAAGAAGTTCGCCGCCATGATGATGGCGTTCATCATCCGCACGAATCCGGAAGACCCGTTCCTGCCGAACGCCCAGGACCAGCAAACGACCGACTCCGGTGGCGTGGCCGGTGGCACTCCGAACGATCAAGGCGTCCAAGTCGCGACGCTCGAGGCTGGCACGATGCAGGAGTTGGAACCCGGCGAGGACGTGAAGTTCACAGATCCCGCCGACGTGGGCGGCAACTACGAGTCGTTCGAGCGGATGACGCTGCTGCGAATCGGCGCGGGCCTCGGGCTGCCCTACGACATGCTGACCGGCGATTTGTCGAAGACGAGCTATTCGTCGATCCGCGCCGGCATCCTCTCGTTCCGCAGGTTGTGCGAGCAGATCCAGTACGGCGTGTTCATCCACCAGTTCTGCCGCCCGGTGTGGCGCGCGTTCATCGAGCAGGCCGCGCTCGCGGGCCGGCTGGATGCTCGCGACTACCAGGCCAACCGCGAGGAATACCTCGCCGTGGAATGGCACACGCCGAAGTGGGCCTGGGTCGATCCGGAGAAGGACGTCAGGGCCGAGGTCATCGCGATCCGCGCGGGCTTGAAGCCCCGCTCGATGTCCATCAACGAAGCGGGTATGGACGAGGAAGAAGTGGACGCCCAGATCGCCAAGGACAACGAACGCGCCGACAGGTTGGGACTGGTCCTCGACTCCGATCCGCGCAGGACCGATGCACGCGGCGCGGAAAAGGTAGAGGCAGACGATCCCGAAGCAGTCGGCGAGGACACAACCGGCGACGCCACGGCGCAACCGAAGGAGCAGCGCCGGAAGGAGATGATCCAGTGAAGGCAAGCTTTCTGCCGCGCCTGGCGGTACGGGTCTTCGACGAGCCGCTTCTGATCAGGCCCCGAAAGCTCTACGTCATCCTCCAGGCCATCGGTCCACGGCTGGGGTTGACCGACGTCGACGTTGATCTCATTGCGGCGCGCCTGCCCATGGATGACGAACCGGATGATCCGGACGAGCTCGACGACGAGGCGCGCGCGGCGAAGCCCTACGAGGTAACCCCGGACGGCATTGCGGTCATTGGCGTTTCCGGCACGCTCGTGAAGAAAGCCAGTTGGATGGATGCTTGGTCCGGCCTCCAGTCCTACGAGATGATCCGCGCGGAATTTCAGGACGCCGTCGCGGACCCACGCATCCAGGGCATTCTCCTTGACGTGGACTCGCCCGGCGGTGAAGTCGGTGGGCTGTTCGATCTGGCTGGTGAGATCTTCGCAGGACGGCAGGAGAAGCCCATCTACGCCATCGCAAACGATGCTGCATTCTCGGCAGCCTACGCGATTGCATCGAGCGCCGAACGGCTGTTTGTCACCAGCACCGGCGGCGTCGGTAGCGTGGGCGTGATCGCAATCCATGTGGACCAGTCGGGCTTCGACGAGAAAGTGGGCCGCAAGTACACGGCGGTCTTTGCCGGCGCGAAGAAGAACGATTTCAATCCGCACGAGCCTTTGTCCGACTCCGCGAAGGACGATCTCCAGACCGAGATCGACCGGCTCTACGACATGTTCGTGAGCCTGGTCAGCCAGAACCGTCAGATGAAGACGGCGCTGGTGCGGAACACCGAGGCCGGTTTGTTCTACGGTGCCAAGGCGATCAGCGCCGGCCTCGCGGATCAGGTTGGCACCCGAGATCAGGCGCTCGCGGCAGTAGCGGAAGCGGCGAGGTCCCGGAAACAAGTTCGCGTCGCGGCGTCTGCCGAGGCGCAGATTCCAGTAAGAGAGGCAAGCATGTCGCAAGACGTAACGAAAAAGGCAGACGCTCCCGGCGCGCCGGTGGCGCCTGCTCCTGAACAGAAGCCTGCGGAAGTGCCGGTTACTGCCGCCGCTCCCGCTCCGACCCCAGCCGCTCCGGTTCCTTCGGCCGCTCCGGACGCCGCCGCCATTGAAACCCGGCTGCGCGCCGAGTATGAGGAAAAGGCCGCAATGTGCACCATCGCACGACGCCCCGACCTCATTTCCGAGGCGATGAAGATGACCGTGCCGCAGTTGCGCGAGCATCTGCTTTCGCTTGCGGCACAGGAGTCCCAGAGAACGGCGCTGCAATCGCACACGCAGGCTGCACCGGTGGGAGCGGAGGCGCAGTTGAACGCCGCCGCCACCGAGATTGCCGCCAGCCGCAACATCACGTTCGCCCAGGCCTACGTGCAGGCAATGAATCAGAACCCCAAGCTTTACCAGCAGTACCTCGCTGAGAAATCGGCCACGGTGAGGCCGAACTAGGGCGGCAAGCCCAATCCCACTCGAAAAGGAGAAACACAACTATGGCTTACGAAGTTGGAAACCAAGCAATCTCGGTTCCGGCGAGTGCCGACCTCTCCGCGAAGCAGTTTCTGTTCGGCGTGATCGATGCCAATGGGCAGGTCGCGGTAGTCGGCGCTGGCCTGGCCGCGGATGGCGTGATTGCCGACAAGCCCGCCGCGCAGGGCCGTCCCTGTGCGCTCTATGCAACGCCCGGCATGGTCGTCAAGGTGATGTGCGGCGCGGCTGTTGCCAACGGCGCGCTGCTCGAAGCGGACAACGCCGGCAAGGCGGTGACCCAGGCTGCGGGGAAGATCCTCGCGAAGGCTCTGGTGGCGGGCGCCGGAGCGGGCAGCATCATCCCGGCGCTGCTGATCCTTCAGCGGTAGTGACACAGAAAAGGAGCTATGAACCAACATGTACACCCCGACTCCCGGTGACGTTCACGTCAATACGCCGCTGACTCAGATCAGCATCGCGTACCTGCAACAGCAGGATCAGTTCGTAGCGGCGCAGATTTGCCCGGTCATTCCGGTGGAAAAGCAGAGCGACCGCTACTACGTCTACAATCGCGGCGACTTCTTCCGCGACCAGATGCAGAAGCGCGCGCCGGGCACTCCGGCCGCGAGCACCGGCTACCGGCTCGACAACACGCCGACCTACTTCGCCGACGTTTGGGCCGAGGCCAAGCCGATTCCGGACCAGTTGCGCGGCAACGCTGACGCGGTCCTCAATATGGACCGTGACGCAACGGAGTTCCTGACGCAACAGGCGCTCATCCGGCGCGAGAAGATCTTCGCCGGCAACCTATTCACGACCGGCAAGTGGAAGACCGACATGGTCGGCCAGGCCGCGAATCCTGGTGCGGGCCAGTTCCTTCAGTGGAATGACGGCGCTTCCACGCCCATCGAAGACGTTCGCGCCGGCAAGCTCGCCATCAAACAGGCCACCGGCTACCCGGCGAACACGCTCGTCGTTTCCGAACCGGTTTGGCTGAAACTCGTCGACCATCCGGACCTGGTGGACCGCGTGAAGTACGGCCAGACCAATGGCGGGCCCGCCCGGATCACCCGCGAAGCTCTGGCGGCAATCCTCGAAATCGACCGTATCCTCGTGATGGGCGCGATCGAGAACACCGCTGGCGAAGGCGCCACCGACTCGCACTCCTTCATCGGCGGCAAGAACGCGTTGTTGGCGCACGTCGCCCCGAGCCCGGGCCTCCTCACGCCGTCGGCTGCATACACCTTCGGTTGGACCGGCTACCTGGGCGCGGGCAATGAAGGCAACCGCGTCAAGCGGTACCGGTGGGAGATCATCGCGAGCGACATCGTCGAGATCGAGATGGCCTTCGATATCAAGCTGGTCGCTTCGGAGTTGGGCTACTTCTTCTCCGGCGCGATCGCATAGTCAGGAGGCTTCCATGGCATATCGCTCGTTGCCGAAATTCAATCCCGAAGCTCGGTTCGAGGCGAACCGGGTCTTCGCGTTCAATGGCCGGGAGTTCCAGCCAGGAGAACCGGTCCAGGATATTCCGGAGCGCCGCCTTCGGCAGTTGTTCGAACTGCGGAAAGTTCGTCCCGTCGAAGAGCGCAAACCAGCGGTCGCCGATCGCGCCGCCAGAAAGGGGAAGAAGTAATGTCGAAGCAGGTTCAGACCATTCAGCAGATCACGCAATACGGGCGGCTCAAACTGGGGACCATCCACCTCAATCTCACGACGGCCCGCATCATAGCCACGAACGCCATCCAGAACACAACCGAGGGCGGCGTGCCGGATGGAAACACCGCCGGCCCGTCGCTGGCTCGTGTCAACGGCGCGACCGACAAGGCACTCCGGCTGGCGTGGGCGGCGACCCAGGTTGATGAGATCCAGTTCGAGCCGGTTCCGCTGCCAGCGGACCTGGACCCATCCGCGGGCGTCGAAGTTCATCTGATGCTGGCGAAGGATGCAAATGCGAATACCTTCGCCGTGGCAGTCAACGCCTTCTTCGGAGTGGGCGACACGAACTGCGGCGGCAACACCGCCAACGTCGCCCAGGCGCTCGCGGAGTACGTCGTGACGCTCGCCGCCGCCGACGTTCCCGCGCCGCCGAACTTTCTCAACCTCTCGCTCATTCCGGCCGCACATGCCGGTGACGCGCTCTATCTGTATTCGGCGTGGCTGCAGTATACGCGGAAGGCGTAGCCCCGATCATGCCTGAGCCTTTCGCCGCGCTCAACACGTCGTGCATCGACGCCTTCGGTTCCCCGGTCACCTACCAGCAGGGCGCGGGCAGTCCGTTCGCGATCACGGGAATCGTGCAGAAGGACACCGATGAGGAACGGCATCAGGATGGAGTGTACGCACGGCTGTTCGTGCGCCTGGCCGACTTCGCGTCGCGCCCGGACCATGGCGATGAGGTTGTTGTGAACGGCGTCAACTACACGGTGTTCGAGGTTTCCGTCGATCCGACCGGAGCGGCGTGGTTGCGGCTGCGCCAACACTCCTGAGGTTGTCATGCCATCCGTACGGGTTTATCAGAAAAAACAAATCCGCCTCGACCGATTGAACTTCCGGCAGACGCAGATGTTCAAGATCGGCAACGTCGGCGTCGCGGCTGTGAAGAACCGCCTGGCGGCCGCGCAGGGCCCGGATGACGGGCCGGCGAAGCCGCTCACCAAGCGGTACGCCATCTGGAAAACGAAGCTCGGCAAAGGCAATCGCCGAAACCTGATGCTCAGCGGCGACATGCTGCGCAACTTCATGGTCCGGACGGTCAGTGAGAACAAGGCGAAGGCCAGCAACTCCACCAGGAAGGATCGGATCAAGGCGTGGATCACGAGCAAGATCGAGCCCTGGATCGTGTTCTCGCCGAGGAACAAAACCGCCGTCGTGGATGCCACTAATCGGGTGCTCCGCGAGGCAGCACCGCGGCTCGTGCTCGAACAATCGCTGGGCGGTAAGCAACTATGATCGACCCTTCGGAAATCGTCAACAATCTGGTCGCAATGCTGCGGGACATCCCGGATCTGGTGACCGAGTTGGGCGGCGATGCGGCGCGCGTCTACGCCTATCACGACTCGTATCCGAAGAACATCAGCCTGGTGCATGCGATTCACAACATGCCCGCGCCGTCGATGATGGCGGTCTGGCAAGGCACCGCTCCGGGCGCGTTTGGCGGAATTGACGTGTGGAAGCATCAGATCACTCTGTTCCTGCGCGCGAAGCCGGAGGCGACGGCTGGCACCGCGTACTATCGCCTGTTCCGGCTGATCACCAAGGGCATTCCAGTCGCGGCCGGCATCGCGATGGAGAACGCCACGGTCCATCCTTCCTGCCACGCGATGGACCTGCCCCAGATTCAGCGGCAGACGGACGCAGAGGCGTTGGACTACTTCGAAGTTCCGCTTTCATTTACGGAGATCGGTGATGACTGAAGGACATCGTGTGTGGATGAAGCCTCCTTTCGGCGAGGGCGAACCGAAAGAAGTCGAGGCAACGCCCGAGATTTTGACACCGCTCATGGTCGCGGGCTGGAGCCAGTGCGACCCGCCGCGGCAGGCGACCCAGGAGGTAACGACCAATGTCCACGACTAGGCTGCAGGAACTGCTGGTCGGCTTCGGTTTCGGGAAGCAGACCGACATCGCCACGGCAAACACCGCTCCGACGATATGGCGGCTGCGGAAACTGAACGCGTCGATGGCCAACCCGAAGCTCGCCACCGAGAACGACGCGCAAGAGTACGGCAAGGGCCACGAGTTCGCCACCCAGACGTTCAAGACTTCATGGGACGTGGCCGGCTCGCTCGAGAAATACCTGGGAGCGGAGATCGGCGCGTGGGCGATGTGCTTCGGTCTGGGGAAGGTCGTGAAGTCGGGCACGACGCCGAACTTCACCTACACCTGCACTCCGTTGATCCCGTCGAACGGCGACGCCACGGAGCTGCCCTACTTCTCCTTCGTCGAGCAGATCCGGCCTGGCGCGGGCGTTGTGCTCGACCGGATGGCGGTGGGCTGCGCCGTAGAGGGATGGACGATCACGATTGGCTCGGGCCCAGGCCGGGCGAACAGCAAAATCACTGTCGAGTTCGTTGGTTCCGGAAAATACACCGACCCGTCCGGCATCACGCTCCCGGCACAGACCGTCGAAAAGCTCCTCCCATCGGCTTCGCTCACGCTCTCAATCAACGGCGTGGATTACGTAACGAACAAAAACATCGTCTCGCTCGACACGTCGTGGAAGAACAACATCCGCCTGGATGCAGGCTTCTTCCCTGGCTCCGGGTTCCAGACGCCGGGCGACGGGACGACTGGCGCGGTGCGCGGCCGACTGGAGTTCGGGAACCGCGTTGGCACGCTGAAGTTTGTCGCGCGCTTCGACAACAATTCGACGGAGTACACGAAGCTGAAGGCGCAGACCACCGGGACCGCTGTCATCACGCTCACCTACGACGCCAACAACTCTCTCCAGATCACGTGGCAGAAGATGGCGTTCGCTACGGTTGAAATCACCGAGACGGATCAGTTCGCGACCGTGGCGGTCGAATGCACGCCGATCTATGACTCGACCAACGGCCTGATCACGGCGGTTGCGAAGTGCAACGTGGACGCCATCTGCCAGTAGAAAGGAATGCCAAATGGAAACTCCAGTATTTGACGCGAGCAGGCCGATCGCCATCAACCTGCGCACCCCGGAGGGCGTGAAGACCGTACGCGTCCGCTTCCCGACCGACGACGAGTGGATCGAACGGCAGCGCCGCCGCAAGGCGATCATCAAGCAGTTGGGCCGCGGCATGTCTGAGACGACCGTTGCCAACGGTGAGGACGTGGACGCAGCCATGGTCGCCAAGATCCGCTCCGAAGAGACTCCCGAAATCGATCCGTTTGAAGCCATGAAGGTGATCGAGCAGTTGGCGCAAGCGGATGTGGACGATGTGGTTCCCGAGGGCGACTCGTTTCGGATCACGCTGCGAGTACTGGGCGCCACCACCATTCATCTGCTGAAGATGCCGTCGCAGAAGGACGTGGTAGACCACCGGCGCGCGTTCGCCCGGGTGCTGGATCTGCCGTACGGCCGCCAGGAGCTCCGGATCAACATCGCTCCCGTGGCGGCGTTGTACAAGAAGCTCGTCGTTTCGAGCGAAGGATACGTCGGCGAAGCGCCGATCGTCCACCAGGCAGTAGCCGTGAAGGCCGCCATCGACGCCCTGGATGCGGAGTTCGCGGAGGGCCGTGACGCAAATTTTTAGCCGGGGAGTGGCCGGATGATCCGTCGTACCGGTTCCTCGTGCATTGGGCGATGCGCCGCGAGGAGCTGTGCGATCCTGGCCTTTGCCCCGATGCTCCGGACGGCGAGGGCCGATGCGACCACTGCCCGTTGGACAAGCTCGACGTCGCACAGGCGTCGGAAAAAGGTCTGCTGATCCGGCGAGCGCTGGATTTGATGGCCGCCCTTAAGCTTGGCGTGGCGGTCCCCCTCGAAGAGATCAGAGCGGACGAGTTCCAGGCCATGTTGATCGTAGCCGAGGAGCGGGATCTTCTGGAACAAGAGAAGTTGCGAACAGCAGGGAAATATGGCGGTTGAGGCTCAGGTTTCGTCGGCCAGACTGCTCTGGCGGTCTTGCTCACGCCAGGTGAGAACTTGCTCCCGAGCATCGAAGTCCCGCATAGCCCGTTTTATGGTGTCTCTGATCTCCGGCTCCAACTCGTCGATTGTCTGCGCTTCCTGCCGAGGAATGAGAACCTCTTCTTCGGGCCGCATGTAACGTCGCCAGAGTTCATTCGTGATTGAGCCCTCGATCTCAATTGGGTAAAAGCGATGTTTCGTGCCGTGCGCTCTGAGTTGTTCTTCGGTCATCTGCTTTTTGATGGCGACGCGCATAGCGAGGTCTCGCTTCAGATCGGCCCCCCATATGAAGGTATTGATTCCCGCTGTTGCGGGCCACAATTCGCGATGGAATTTGTCACCGGAAACAAAAACCATGCAAAAAGGAGCGTAAAAAAGGTACTGCAAGTCCACGTAGTGACTGGGCCGCGGCCCCAGAAACCCACGGGCCAAACCACCGATAAAGCACAGATACAGCTTGAGAACACTGTTAGCATATGGGGCAAAATCTCGAATCCGGGTATAGCGCTCTTCGAGGCGCAATTTATACGCGAGGGCCTTGGCATCTTCCGGAGCCCTGACGAACGCAAGCACGATGCCCAAGAACTCCAGTTGGTCCTCAATCTTCGGGCCTGAAAGGATCGCGTCGACTTTGACTATGAGGTCGGCCATGTTGGAGGCGTCCCCCAACCGCTCCTGTGAGAACGTCTTCCATCTGTCGCCAACCGCTCGCAGATCAACTTTTGCGAGCCCGCGGCGCCACGCTGAGGCGACTTCATCGTCCTCGGTGCTGAACTCTCCCGCAGCCCAGCGATCCCACATGTGCTGTTCCGGAACGGAATCGTAAAGCAAGATCTTCCCGTCAGATGAGACGTTCACATTTGGGGCGGCAGGATCGACCGGAACTTGACCGAACATTGGAATATCACTGCCCCACAAATTCGCGATTGTGAGCTTCCGAAAATCGGCGGGCTGCACACCGTGGGTTTGGCTCATCTTCCGAGCTAACTCTCTGACAACGTCAATAGGCAGTCGCTTCGATGAGGAAGGGTCCTTCCGAAGGTCTGCGATGATCTCACGAACAAGCAGTGGTGTGCCGACCGGATTGAACAGCAAGCTGAATTCAAATACTTCTTCAGCATTGAGCATCTGAAGGAAGGACTTGTCGAAAATGACCAGGGGGCCAATCATAACTCAGCTCTAGTACCTGTTGCGAGTGCCCCGACGGTGAGCAACGGTGGTGACGCTTCGAACCGTGTCCTCTGGGCCTCGTTTGCGCACACAGAACCGATTGCATTGTACTCCCGTGAAGGTAACCGCATAATCGCCCCAACACGGAGTGGCGCCTTGACGCAGCACCCAGATCCGCGTGATCTCTCGTTTCTCCTTCGTGGCTGACAACAATAAGCTTGAACTCGTCGTCGAGGTGGACGTCAACAAAGCCAATGCCTCGATCAAGAGCATCAATACCGGCCTGTCCAGCATGGAGCAGGTGGCCGCGAAGGCCGCTCGCGGCGCGTCCGCCGGCATTGATGGCCTGACGGTCAGCATGGTCAAGGGCGCCACCGCGGGCAACCTTCTGGCCGACGGCATCAAGCACGCAATCGAGTGGGTCAAAGAGTGGACCATCGAGGCGGCGAAGTCGGCGGCGAATACTGACCGGATGGAAGCGGTCACGAGATCGCTGGCCAGAGTGCATGGCGAGGGCGCGCAGGCTGCGATGAAGGCGGTTGAGGCGATCAAACAGGTCGGCTACACGACCGACGACGCGCAGGGCGCGGTCCAGAAACTGATCAAGGCGGACATGAGCCTGGCCCACGCGGAGGGCCTCGCCAAGATCGCCAAGGACGCAGCAGCGCTCAACACGGAAGGGCTGGGTGCGGCCGAGGCCCTCGAAAAGATCATGCTGGCGATCGAATCCGGCCAGGGCCGCGGACTTCGGGAAATTGGCATCTTCGTCAACCTCAACAAGGAGACGGAACGCGCGCAGAAGCTGGCCGAACTGCACGGCAAGGAACTCGACGAAAACGAGATCAAAGAGGTCCGGCGCCTCGCCATCATGCGCGAGGCGGCGAAGATGCAAGGGTCCGCCGCCGCCGCGGCGGGAAGCTTGAAAGCGGAAACCGCTGCGCTGAGTCGCGAAGTGGATGAGTTGAGAAAGGCGGTCGGCAAGGAGTTTCAGGCATCGCTCGTCGCGATCGTCCATCACATGCGCGACCTCGTTGGCTTCCTGAAGGAAAACTCCGACTGGATCGTGAAGTTCGCGCAAGGCGCAATCTTCCTGGCTGGCGCGATTGCCACCTATGGCCTCATCACGAAGATCATGGGCATCACGACGGCGGTCGAGGGACTTGCCGCCGCCCTCACGCTGAATCCCATCGCGTTGCTCATCACC